AGCCTTTGCGGTCCCTCCATCAGCGCGGGAGAAAAATTTCTCGGCGGATACGGTCACGAAGTTTTACCGGGTGGTTGCGGTGAAGAACGGTGGAGGCTCAACGCCATCGGTTGGAACCGTGGAAGTGATCATCGACAACAGCCCCCCGGCTCCAACTAACCTTTCGGTGGCGTAATGGGACACCTTAAAGGCGGGGACTCGATAACCAAGCGGGACCTACGCGAGCTCAGTTCGAGCGAAGTAGAAGCGATTAAGCGCTGGCGTGAGCGGTGGATGGCGAAGCATGGACTGGAAGTTGCTTTGCAGGTTGGAGCGTCTTCCGGTCGTAAGCCGAAGTCCATTCCGCCGCCCACTAATTTGTCAGTGAGCTAATAGGGGACGTGAAGGAGTATGAGCGGACCTTATTGTCGGGATTGCAAGCATTTCTCCAAACCTGCGCTATCACAGGAAGGCATGGGGGAATGCTGCGATCCGATGAAGGAAATCTGGCAGGGAACAACCGGGGATCTCTGGCAGGGGTCTATGACCGTCGTGATGGAGACCTGCACCTGCCGGAACTGGACGGAACGGCCCCCGAATTCTAAATATAAACGATCAAAGGCTGGCGCGGTTGTTAAGGAGATGTCGCAGGATGGGAAGCGGGTGTCATGAGGATGGTGCTGATGGCTCTTTTGCGATTGTGTTTAGGATCGCTGGTTGCGGGGCTGCTGGTGTTGGCAATTTGGAAGTTATTGTACTGGATGGAGACGCGGTTCGGGAATAATAGGAAGGGAAAATGATCTCAGCGCTCGGCAAGGGTGTGCTGGCTGTGCTGGCAGGGATTGTCGTTTCGGTGTCGGCGATCACCCTGTTTGAGATGTTGTTCGAGTGGCTGGAGAAAACGATCGGTGGGAAGTGGCGGAAAATTCCAAAGTGAAACCAAAAGGAGAAAGACCATGGCGACAATGACAGCGAATCAAGGTGCAGCGCAGACAAGGGCTTCGATCAAGGCGAAGCTGCTTCGATTAAGGAAGAACCAGATTCAGCGGCATCTGGCTCAACTGAAGGAGATTGACGCCGCGATTATCTTTATCGAAGGTCAGGCTGACAGAAACACGGCTCGGAAGGGCGGATTAGGGAGGAGGTAGTCGATGCTGGCGATTGACTTTTTTGACAGGCAGAGCGGATCGAAGGTATGGCCATCGAGCGATCCGTTAGACTCTCCGTATGACAAATTCAAGTGTAAAATCTGTGGGTGGACGGTACCAATTCGGATGAACGGGTCTTTCCCGATCGAATTTGATGTGAATTTTTATCGGGACGGGATTTTAACGCAGCACTTAACATTGCTGCACTCGGTGGCCGAGCGTCAGGAATATGCAAAGTCAAAGTCAGGTACGTTCGGTCGACTGGTTGCAACTCCGGAGGAGAAACCGGTATGAACAGACGAGGATTTTTAGGACGTTTTGCAGGGATGGCTGGGGTCCCGGTCGCCATGGGTGCGGTCGGGGCCTCGCGGCTTGCGATTCAGAATGGCGTGGATCTGACGGCGAGCGAGTTTGAATATCGGGGCTTCATCGTGCGCTGGACTGGGTGGAAATGCAACGTGGTTGTGAATTGCTACGTGGCCGGGCAGTATTGGGCCTATCCGGTGGGCACACGGAACAGAGGTCCATTCTTTTACGCCAGCTATCCGGGTGCCGAAGGGCAATTTCGTCAAGGGGACGCATTCGACGTTTCCATGAAGCCAAACCAGACGATTATGCCGCTCGATGCGAAGAACCTGCAAGACAAGCAGATCGACGACGACTTGCAACGGCTGACCTGGTTGCGTCTGCGGGCGATCCTCGATGACTATGCGGACGGCGGGCGGTCTCAGATTAAGTATCGCATTCCAGCGGAGACATAAATGGAGATAGCGCTCACTGGGATAAGCAGGATCTCCGATGACAGCGGGCGATACCTGTTGCTTGTGGACTATGGGAGTGAGGGCTTGTCTGTATTCGGCCAGTTCAAGACCGCGGAAGACGCGATCAAGGTTTTGCTGCAAGGTGGATATGGCGGCGCTGCGGCGATTGTGAAGATCGTGAGCGTCGTTCCGGAAGAAGACCAATGACCGCGCTCGATCTTAACTGGGCTGAAGGTGTCTTGTTTGGCCGATATGTTTTATGGGCGCTTCGTTGGCGGGACGAAGAGAGACCGGAAATCAGTGAGCATGAAATCTACCGGCTCTGTCTGGCTCAATTTGGGCTGGAATGCCATCACCCGAAGACGAAGAAGGTAGACTGGATGCACAGTGAGTTTTGCTTGTTGGAATGTCTGACCTGCCAGACGATGATCTACTACGACTTCAGGACCCAAGCGAATGGCTGACGAAACTAAATATATTTTGGGGAGAGCGGCCGAGGAATTGATGAAAGGTGACGCAGTGGTGCGCGTTTCCTCTGGCGAACCGAGTGGAAGCAAGTTGGTGGTCGACTGGGTACAGATTGGCAATGTTCTTCGGACGGTGAACTATTCGGAAGTGATCGCCGCAGAGGAATCGAAGAAAATTCATGAGTGCCAGGAAAAGATGAGTCAGTACCTCAGTGAGTTGGCTGAGCGCATGTTCTCGCAGGTTCTATATGGACCGCCGAGGCCTGCGCAGGAGCGCCTGCGTGGAACCAAGGAAGGCGAGACCGAGCTGGAGCCCGGTATCTACTTCTCGGAGGGGTGATGGAACTGAAGAAGATAGTCTGGTTCCTGCTCGCCTTGGTTGCGTTGTTTTATATGTTCGTTGCCATCGAGGCATGTGAAACTGGGGTCATGAATGAGCGAAGAGGAGAAGCAGTACGAACTTCGGTTTAACGGTCCGGTCTACGAGCCAAAGTTTGATCAGGAACGGCTGACCGGCCAAATACTGCGCATCTTCGATCTCATGGGAGATGGAGAATGGCGGACACTTGGGGAGATTGAGGGGATAACATCCGATCCGCCAGCTTCGATCAGCGCCCAGTTGCGGCACCTACGCAAGGAGCGGTTTGGAAGCCACACTGTAAATAAGCGTCCACGCGGTGATCGTGAGAATGGTTTATGGGAGTACCAACTGCTGGTGCATGGTTCAATACCAAAGGCGGGAGCAGCGCACGAAGCAGATCCTAACAGCCTCGATGATTGGGAAACCGGGGATTCAGATTGGGTTTGAGGAAGTAAACTTTTAATCTAAAAAAAGGAGAAACGACAATGGCACTATGGGTAATTGGTGAAGGTTGGGGACCGTTCTTAATGCGACATTGGACACACTTTCCGGACAGACCGGGGAATGACGACGTGAATCTTCCTCCCCCAAGCGTAGCGGCAACCGCCCGGCGCGGGCCGCCTATGCACGATCAGGGACACGTTTACCGCACCTGGGATATTCAAGGGCTGACGGCCGCTCCGACCGATCGGCAACTGATCCTCGACAAGCGGGAAGCGCTCGATATCACTCACGGAGATCCGAACGCAATCACGCCGAATGCTCCAGGCACGGTTCTTTCCCCGGCGATCCCTGGTCCGGGTGTTGTGAATAAACCTATTGTCGAACAAATCTCCGACCTCGATAAGCGGGTGTCAGCGCTGGAAAACAAGTAATGGATGAGTCCGACTACAGATTGGGTAACCGCGCTGCCTGGGTGAGTATGTTGAATACATGCTTGCACAGACTTGGCGCGGACAACCCATCTCTTCACCATGCCAGGTGGACTTCAGAACGCGAAGAGGCCATTGCAATCTTGAGGCAGGTCTGCGCAGCGCACGGTGACAGCGCATGGGACGAGAGTTTACATCTGGCCGATATCATCGAGAAGCACCTTTGGAGACATTTACCAGAGCGGGCCCCGGGAGAAAAGCCGTGAAAGTGACGCGGATCTTTGTAGATTGCGAGTTTATTGAGGACGGGAAGACGATCGATCTGATCAGCCTTGGCGCAGTGACTGAGGACGGCCGGTATTTTTACGCTGTCTCCAGCGACTTCGATGAGAGTAAAGCCAACCAGTGGGTAAGAGATAATGTGCTGACGAGGCTGGAGCCAAGCGAGACCTGGGTACCACGCGCCGTCATTGCGGCCAAGTTTCAGGCCTGGGTCGACCAGTTTTTACCTGTCGAGTTTTGGGGTTACTATGCGGATTACGACTGGGTAGCGATTTGCCAGTTGTACGGACCAATGATTGCATTGCCGAAGGGCTGGCCCATGTATTGCGCCGATATCGAGCAGTGGGCAATCGCTCTTTCTGCTCCTGTGGATATTCTTCCCCAACCCGCAGGACCCGAAGAACATCATGCGCTGAAGGACGCTCTTTGGAATAAAACGAGTTGGGAGACGCTGGCTGAATTTGCCCGCACGCTTGTTCCCCTATGATCTTGGAGACTTACACTTTGGAGAACAGGCTGCGGCGGCTACGGATCGCCTTAAAGAAGTGCGAGGCCCATGAGAAGCGTTTGGAGTTTACGAAGGGAAAAAGCTACAGCGTGACGACTATATACCACAAGGCCGTGGCTGACTATAAGGCCGAGATCCTGCTAGTAGAAGCACAAATTGCAACTCAACAAAGGAGAGAATCACATGGTACTGCTAAAGACTTTGCCGGTCAAATTGAACAGAGATGAACTCATTTTAAAAGCCAAGGAGCTGTCCGCTCTGTACGTGAAGATCCAGGAAGCAGAGGAAGCCAAGAAATCAGCGGCTTCTGCGCACGCCGATGAAATCAAGAAAATGAATTCTGAGTTGAACCAGTTGGTGAGGATCGTCAACACGGGCAACGAGTATCGCCAGGTAGAGTGCAGCGAGCGGAAGAACTTCTCAATCGCCATCATCGAGACGTATCGCGATGATCTTGGCACGATGGTTGAGACTCGGCCGATGACCGAAAGCGAACGGCAAGCCGAGTTGTTCCCTGGACCCAAGCAAGTCGAAGGCGAGCAGACAGCCTAAGCGAAGGATCAGCGATGAAGCCTGTCGATTTTCCAGAAGTGACCGCGATCATTGCCAAGAACCAGCCGAAGTATTTGGCGTTGCCGGCGTACCAGTTCGAGGATGACCCGGAGGGGCTGACTGTCTTTTGTTGGAGGCTGACGTGGGCCGAGCGTATCAAGCTTTTCTATAGCGGAATCCTGTGGCATCAGGTGCTGACGTTTCGGAAACCATTGCAGCCCCAACTTCTCCAAGTTGATAAACCAAAGATGCCTCCCCATAGCTTATGAGACTTGCGCGATTGCTGGGCGGGCACGTCCTCGATATGCTCCGCGACCTACCCGATGAGAGTGTCCACATGGTGGTTACTTCCCCGCCTTATTGGTCCCTCAGAGATTACAAGACAAGAGAATGTACGTTTGGGGTTGGCCAGGTGAATGAGTGGACTGGCCATCTTGGACTGGAACCTGATCCAGAAATGTATGTTGAGCACCTGGTGGAAATCTTCCGGGAAGTTCGGCGCGTTCTCCGACGAGACGGGTCAATGTGGCTGAACATCGGGGATACCTATTATACGGCGAAGGGGAGTTGTCGTAACCCTGGAGGCGGCGAGAACTCACTCGCCAAACACCTGAAGGTAGAGTCGGTAATTCCGATGGGTGAAAGTGTTCCGAATCGGACCATGCCGATAAGCCGAGCTCGAGAACTGGGGATCAAGCCAAAGGATATGGTGGGGATTCCCTGGATGCTGGCGTTCGCCCTGCGCCGGGATGGATGGTTTCTGCGCTCTGAAGTTGTTTGGGAAAAGATGAACTGCATGCCGGAGAGCACAACAGATAGACCGGTGCGTTCACACGAGCCGGTTTTCTTTTTCACTAAAAGCGGAGATCCGCTCTACTGGACGCACCCTCGTAAGCGCGGCGTGAGGACAAAACCCAAAGCCGATTTCATTTGGGTGCATCGGAGGAACAATGAAGTATGCACGCACCAGCCGGTTGGGAACGTTCGGTTGCTGGGCAAGCTTTGGTTGCGGCGTAATCTATGGGTTGGGCATGACTATTTTTTTGACGATTCAGCGGTATTGGAGCAGGCTGCGGGGAATCCACTGAAACAGGAAGGCAAGAATAGCCGGATAAACCTCGACCGTGATACGAACCATTCGGCCAAACGGAAGCGAAGAAATGTAGTTCAGAATGCGGTACATCTGATGCGGCGTCGGCGGAGTGTGTGGACGATTGCAGTACAAGCTTATCCCGGGGCCCACTTCGCGACGTTTCCGCTGGAGCTGGTTAAGATCCCGATTATGGCGTCATCCTCGCAAGCTGGTTGTTGCCCTGATTGCGGGGCGCCATGGGAGAGGGTACTTGAACACAGAGATTTTGGAGACTGGCACTATTCTCCAGCATTGAAGAGAGAAGGGGTGAAGCGAAATAGGAAAGCCAAATGGATGGGAGCAGACAAGCAGGCGGCAGGGCGCAGGATCTTGGAAAACGTGAAGAAGGCGAGGAACGAGGGGAGGGATCACGAGCATCCCTTTCCGCCTCCTCGAACTCTCGGGTGGCGGGCGACATGCGATTGCACATCCATGAAGCCGGAGCCGTGTACTGTCTTAGACCCTTTTGCTGGGGCTTTTACCGCGGGAGTAGCGGCCCTCCGCCTGGACCGAGATTTTTATGGCATTGAATTAAACCCGGCTTATATTAAGATGGGGGCAGAAAGAATTCAGAGCGATGCCCCTTTATTCAATCGAGTAGTCATCTGCGGACCAAAGGAGCTTCGAGATGGAATCAGGGAAAACATTGACGGTCGAGGCCTGTTCTCTCAGGAAAAGCGAGGAAGAGATCAAGGAACAATTAGAAAAAGTCCTGAACGAAATGTGGGATAGCCGACGCGGAATCGAGAGAACGATTGTCGGTCAGGACATGCTGGTGATCATCATGGGACCCAAGGCGAATCCAAATCCCAACCTAGTTCAAGAAGGTATCCCCGGCTTGTTTGTGCGAAGGTAGGCCGGCATGGTACAGAATCTCAAGGAGATCGAGGTGCGGGTGAGCCGTTTGTACGAACTGCTTGACGAGCTCGTCGCAAGGTTTAAACTGAAGGTCAAGAAGAAGGAAGCGAAAACGCTTCATTTCGTCATCTACGCAGGCCAAAAACGCATTGCTGAAGGAGAGTACGTAATGATCACGTTAAATGTAGGTGAATCAAAGAATTTTGTCCTCGTCGGGAAGACGGTTGGCGGCAAGGTGGCCTCTCTCGATACCCATGACGTGGCGCCGGTCTACGTCAACAGCAATCCTGGAGCTGTCGATTTGCTGCTTAACCCGGACAAGTTGAGTGGAAAGATTACCGCCCTGTCGGCCGGACCTGCGACGATTCACTGCGACGTTGACGCCGATCTTGATGCTGGCCAGACGAGGATTATCTCGGCGGTGTTGGATGTCACTGTGAAAGCAGAGGAAGCCGCAACGGCTGAATTTGTAGTCACGTAAGGGGTCCTATGAAAAAAATCTATTGGTTGTGGCCGCTGCTTTTCGTGCTGCCACTTTGGGGGCAGACGCCCTGCCCCACTCCAGGTAAACTGGAGAACCAAGCGAAGATTGGAGACCCGGTTACAGTTTGCTGGGACTATTCGACCAACCTAAACGGTAAGATCCTTCACTTCAGAGCCCGTAAGGGCCAAACACCTGGTGGATTCTATGAAGTGATGACCGATGCCATCCCGGCTACCGATCGTTCTTTGGTGTTCCAACTGCAATCCCCCACCAATCTTTTCCTTTCAGTTGTCTATCAAACCTTCGGCACGCCCCTTCAGGCTATTGACGCAGGAAACGTAGCAGGCCCGGCCTTGCCTGGCTATGTGGTCGACCAGGGCTTCGCAGGGGGTGTGGTTGCCTCGACGACGACGGCAATCGATGTAACCTACCCACCGAATCCGGCTGCGGTAGGTGTTTACCAGAAAGCCCGGACGGGAAGTTTTACTTACACGCTCATAGGACTTTCCAATTCAACCGCTTATCTCTTGCGTCTCCATTTTGCCGAGATCACGAAAACGGCCGCAGGGCAGCGCAAGTTCAATGTTTCCCTCAATGGTTCTTCAGTCTTGGCAGATTTCGATATCTTTGCCACAGCCGGGGCAGCCAATAAGGCTATCATCCAGCAAGTGACGAAGACGTCAACCGTTGATGGAAAGTTTGTCATTGTGTTTGCCAGCGGAAGCGTTGACCAGCCACTCCTTAGCGCGATCGAGATTTACGATTTAGCTACTTCCCAACAAAAAGAAACTCCGGGATCAAACCATGTGGTGATTAATGTTCAGACACCATAGATGGGGGAGAGCGATGGAGAACTACAGCATATTATTGGTGGAGGACGAGCCCGCAGATCAGGAAGAATTCAAGGGCTTGATGGAAAAATGCACGAATGCGAAATTCGAGATCATGGTGGCGTCGACGCTTGAATCAGCGTTGCGTATCCTTGCAAAAACGTGTGTTGACTGCGTGATTTTGGATCTTAACCTTCCGGATGTGCAGGTCGCCAGCTACGAAAATTTCTATCAACCAGGCAGAACAGCTCTGGAAGTAATTCACGATACCTATCCAACGATCGCGGTTATAATACTGACCGTGACCGATGACGATTTGCTGGGTAACTGGCTGATTAGACATGGGGCGCAGGACTACTATGTAAAGAAGAGATTTGGTACCGTGCATTTTTGTCGGAGCATTGTCTACGCGATTGAACGGCAGGGGCAGTTCAGAAGGGCGTTAGAAGCACAAGAGCAGGTTAGGACCTCGCTTTCGAGGATGAAACAGCTAATGACGCTCACCGACCCATTGCATTAAGGGAAACTGCGAGCCGTGCCAGAGACACCAAGAGCCTCCGACATTCAATTTGAAATGGTGCGCAGCATCGAAGCGTTGCTTCGGCTTGGCGAACAGGTCACCGACAATCTTAACCGAATCAACATCACGGAAAAGATGGTGGCCCTCCAAGAACTGAAAATCAGCCTGATGATTCAGGATATTCAGTCTCTGATGAAGCAGGTTTCAGGTGGAAACGGGACGGCACCGATCTCGACTCGGTTGGCCCTCCTGGAGAAAACCAGCGAGGACATAGCCGAAGACAGAAAGTTTTTCAGGCGCCTGAAGTATGAGATCCTGCTAGGTGTTGTTTTAGGATCTGGATTTCTTAGTTGGTTGTTTCGTATCCTTGCAGACCATGCCGCACACGTCGCCCAAACGCCGCACTAATATACCTAAGAAGAAGGTCGAGCACGTTCTTCAAATGCCTTCAGACCAGTACACAATGTCCACACTCGAAGCCGGTGCTGCGCTCGGTGTCCCAAAGAAGAAGATACTGGAATGGGTTCGCGAGGGCAAACTGGAGGGTTTCCAGTTACCTGGGAAGGTTGGTCCTGGCGGTCGGGGCAAGGTTCCGCCCTATAGAATCCTTATCAAATCAATCGACGCCATGAAGGTCAAACCGGTTGCCCTGCCGAAGCCTGGCCACGCCATGACCACGATAAGCAGGGATCTCTCTCGGTACTACCGCTTTATGGCGGGCGAATCGGATTCTGACATTGCTACCAGGGATAACGTCACGATTGAAGAAGTGCAAAAATCCATCCATCTGGGCGAAGTCCAGGAGGAAGCCAGGCAGCGCAGCGCTCTGATGAAATTGCGGTACGAGGCTGCCTTGGCCAATGAAACTCTCCGGAAGCGGGCCAGAAATAAGCTGGAAGATAAATTCCTCGGCGGTCTCGGAAAACTTCTGAAGGGCCAAAGAGTCGTCGTCGAAAGAGACCTCGCAACTGGGAAGGTAACTTTCCACGAGTACGAAGACCCGGATGTCATCGTTAAGGGCGTCGAGCAATACAGGAAGACTACCAGTTTGGAAGAAAAACCAGTCCAAGTCCTGCATCCGTCGATGACGGTGAACGTGCAAAACAACCAAGCACAACCAATCGGAGGCAGGAGCTTCGGTGGCGGATCCCGGGAGACATTTGAGGAAAAGCTACGAAGAATTCGTCAAGGCCAACGAGACACAGGTGATGTCATCGATGGCGAGCTGCAAGATTCAGATTCCGCAGCTCCGCAAGTTGAGGCCGTCCAGGAAGAGGAAGCAGTGCTTGTCGAGGTAGCCCCGTCCAAACCACGCCAGCCTGCAAAAACAGCTAAAGGGAGCTCACCATGGGAGTTTTAAGGGATCGATCAGTTCTAACGCTTCAGATTTTGGCAGGTATTGGCCTTACCGTGATCGCCCCGGCGATCAAACTGGCCCGGAAGTCAATTCGCTGGGGCAAGGCGCACAAGTTTTATCTTAAGATGTTGGTGGCTTTGCTCTTGGTCCTGTATGTCTATCCCTGGATCGTGGGGCGCATGCAAGCGGTATGGTTGCGGGTTCCGATGGTTTCCTGGCAAATCGTCGCTGGAATGTTTGCTTTTGGCATCCTCTGCTTTGGTCTTGCCTCGATTCTTTATGTAGGTTTTCGGTTTTTAATGAGCATTTTAAATGTCGAGCTCGAGATTGCCAGAGCTTTACAGGGGGCGCGGACAACGCTTACTGCCCACGGGGTGGCTACTGAAACACAGGAAGGGAATTTTATCGCGTCAGACGACGAGAAACTTGCGCAGATGGAGGAGATCAGAAAGCTGAAAGATTCTGGAATGATTAAGGATGAAGATGTAGCTGAGTTCATGCGGCACGCCTATGGAGGGAGTGCCATCAACAGAGACGACGAGGATATTTAATAGAAACTGACGACGGTTAGTTTCCAAGATCACTGTACCACTTGGGTCGCTGTGCAACCGCATGGCGACCCGTTTTTATTTATGCGAAGCGAAATCTCCCGGAAATTTCCTCATGTCGTTGAGCTGGTAGAGTACATGGATGCGATGCTTGAAGAAGCCGACGGAGATATCTCGTTGGTTTACGATAGCCTTACTCCTGGGGACATTTCTGCGCTCGACACCGAATTAAAGCGAGTCTCCGGGAACGATCCCGTCAGCATGCGGTACTATCTCGAAAACTACCATCTCATCAACACAAAAGGAGAAAACGAGCCTCCCCGGCTGCAAACTCTTTCACCGTTTAAAGAATCGCAGGAGATCATCTGGCAGGACTTCATCTATTGCATCGACAATAAAATCCCGGTCTGGTGGATTTTGCTTAAGGCCCGGCAAGTTGGCTGGTCGACGCTAATCCAGGCGATGATCTTCTACCGGACGATCTTTAATCCGAACATGACAAGCTTGGTGATTGCGGACGAGCGCGTGCGCAGTGGCTGGATCTTTGACATGAGCCGCTTAGCCTACGACTATCTTCCCTACTGGATGAGGCCCGAGATGCAGTACGAAGTGAAAGGGGATCATGTCAAGTTCGATCGCAAGGACTCCGAAGAGCGCCGTAGGAATCCCGGTTTGCGCAGTACCCTTTATTGCGACGCTGCCAACAAACCATCGGGTTCAAGTCGGGGCATGACGTTGCACTGTCTTCACGCCAGCGAGATCAGCCGCTACAATAACCCTCGAATTATCTCCTCTGATATCATTCCCACTGTCCCGCGGAACAACCCCTTGACGATTGCCTGCCTCGAGGGAACGGCTGAAGGACGCAACTATTTCTACAAAGACATGTGGGAATCTGCGATGAGTGGTAGAAGCAAGCGCTGGCGCCCCTTGTTTACCGCCTGGTGGCAGGAGAAAACCTATTTTTTGATGTTTCGGGATGAGGCGGAGAAGGCGGCTTTCATACCAAACGAAGAAGAGCGGACGTTAATTTCCAAGATTCAGGACGAGTACAACTATCCGCTAAGCATGGAACAGCTAAACTGGCGGCGGGATCTCGGCCAATTCTTCGAGGACACAGAAAAGGACTTCGATAAGGTGGAGCAGGAATACCCCAGTTTCCCGGAGTCGGCCTTCAGGATCAGCGGACTTTGTTTCTTCCCGAAGAAGCGGTTAATGATCATCGAGAAGCGCGACGTCCGCAAACCAATCTGGCAGGGCGAACTCAAGGCAATTAAGCGCGATGGGAAGGAAATTAAGCAGTTTGTTCGGTTCGTGGATCCTGAGGAAGCGTATCTTTGGGTTTGGGAGTTTCCGAAAACTGGGGATATTTACTATCTTGGTGCCGATCCGGGTCATGGCGTAGAAGGCAAGGACTACTCGGCTATATCGATCTGGCGGATTCCAAAGCATCCATTGGAACCCTACTCCCAGGTAGCCGAAGTCCAAGGCTTCATCAATCCCACGGAATTCTCGAAACTGATCGCAATGTTGGGCGAATACTACAACAACTGCGAGGTTTCCCCGGAGTGCAACACGATCACGACGGTCATCACGGACTTGCTGCACGTTCACGAGTACCCGCAAATCTATCGTTGGCGCCGGCATGATAAAACCAAGGGCAAATTTACCAACTACTTTGGTTGGGAGACGAATCGGAAGAGCCGAAACTACATGATGGATCGTTTCCGGTCTCTTATGCTCCAGGACAAGATCATCATTAAGTCGCGCAGATTGATTGACGAGTGCTACTCGTTTGTGGATGATGATACCGGACGTTTTGAATCCTCAGAGGACACAAACGATGATTGTCTGTTTTCGGCCATGATCTGCGTGACCTGCATGCTCGACTTTGACCCGACGCTGGTTGCGCCTTTGTCGATCAATCAAGAGGGCGAAGACTCGGACTCCAGTAAGCCAAAGGGCGAGCATCACAACACAGACTATAGTTTGTTCGACGAAGAGGAAATGATGGATAATAGCGAATTCTCGCGTCTCTAAAAAAGGAGAGTAAAGATGAATCCAAATGAATATAAGGGAGACCCGCAGACTCCACCTGTGCGCGTTGCGGGAAGTAAGGCCGCGGTTGAAGTAGCTGAGGAGGCTGCACCGAAATACCCCCGACCAGTTTACGACGACACAGAATTACGCAAGGAAATTGCGAACCTGAGAGCTGAGATTCTGAAGATGCAAGCTGTTCAACTTGAGCCGCCACCGCGCACTGATGGGATCTACGCTCATATTTTCGGAGAGGTCTACTGCCCAGAGTGTGGTTTGAAGTTAGATGGTGTTTCAGCAACCGGTCCAAAGCCTCAAATTTACACACACACGTTCGCGACGGCTCCGCGACTTGGTGGGATTCAATGCAAATTGAAGGGAAAAAAATTCCTGCCATCAAGAAATTTCTTGCAATTCGTATAGGTTAGGCTTTAGCTTGTATCTGCGAAAAAAATCTACACCGGGTGAGCGACGGTTCATCTGGTCCCCTAGTCATGACTAAAAAGGTCGCTGTGCACGACGCAGCGATCTTTTTTTTTGGCTCGAGAATGGTCACCCCGGCTGAATGGATCTCTGAGAAAACCAAGGAAGCCAAGAGCGTTGTGGCTGCTAATCCCGACGATGAGCGTCTCAAAGGCGAGATGAAAACCGCTGAGCAGGAGCGCAATTTTCGGGAGCGCAATTACTTTGGTAACCCTCAATCAAAATTCCAAACCAAAAAACCAGTTCCTATTCGACTTAAGAGCAGCAAAATTGTGTCTGGTCGGATAGATCTCGGTCGTGGACGAGATTAATCAAGGAGACCGTATGGCAGAGAAATGGATGCAGAAGGCTTTCGATGCTCATCCGGGACGGCTGCACCGCGCACTAGGGGTTCCAGAAGGCGAAAAGATTCCAGAATCAAAAATGGAAGGCGCTGCCCATAGCAAGGACCCGCACATGAGGCAGATGGCCAACTTAGCGGCAAAGGGCAAACGCTACGGAGGCGGGGGGCGACATAAAGGCCGGTCCAAAGGCCGATAACGAAAGGGAGACTTATGCCGAATGTGAATGAGCAGGTTGAGGCTCCGCCTCAAGAAGTTATTAGCACCACGCCTTGTCCGAGCTGCTTGGCAGCGGGCAAGCTGAATATGCTGAAAAATCGGGCTGGAAGATTTGAGACCTACTGCGACGCGAATCACAAGTGGCCAGATAGCGAGGACTTGAGGGCGGCCGTCGAAGCCGCCAAAAAAAAGCATCCGGATAAATTCCCGGCTGCCGCAACTCCAACGGAAGCAGAACCGACACAATTCTTCACAGTCGATCGCACAACCAAGTTACTGCTCGAGCAGTTGACCGGTCAAACCATCAATGGGGCTTCTGAGCTAAAAGGAATTGTCTGGGGGCTGGTGACTGAGGCTAAGGATGCCAGAGAAGAGGCGAACAAAGCTAAAACCCAGGCCATAGCGACTGCTATGAAATTCCAGAAGACCCAGCCCGGCGTACCTGTTCCTGTCGTTGCTGGCGAGGGTCAATTTACACTTTCGGTTCCGGAATGTTATATGGAATCCGTCATCGAGCAGGCCAACTACGAGCAAAAGGATGTTCAGCAATACCTCCAGGAGCAGTTAAGTTCCTATCTGGAGAGTTTTTTCACGGTGAATCCCCCAAGGGGGTAGGAAATGCCACCGGTGGATCGCAGGAAGGCACAAAAAGAAAGTTGGCGAACCTGGTCCAAAAACAAGATTGTTCGCGCCGTTCTGATGTGGACTGGATTGATCTTGCTGTCATGGTTGAATGCTACCAACTTCGATAAGACTGAACTGAAATTCCTTGCTCAAGCTGTGGGGATGTGGGTACTTCTCAATAAAGCACTTCCAGATTAGGATTTTTCTTTATGCCGAGATGGGATTTTGAATGTCCGAAGTGTAAGCATATTGAGATGGATGTCACCGGCTCCAACGCGGAATTCGAGAAAATCCGTCCGCAACATTGCGGCGCCCCGATGGAACTGGTTTGGTTAAGTCCTAATCTGGCTACCAAGGCATTCGAGGCCTTTGTGACAACACATATTGACCCGGACGGGAAACCTCTCCGGGTTGGTTCACAGTCAGAGCTCTCCAGGCTTTGTCATCAGCACGGCTTAAATCAAGTTGACGACCCCGGGGTTGAAATGACAGAAGGGAAACTTTACAAGATTCCAAAAAAGGTAACCTACTTCACATAAATTTATGCCTGGTGTCATTCTCCAAACCGAAGCTATTAAGATCAGCAACAAGGGTGGTGGCATCAGGCAGGAGCGCGAAGGTAACATGATTCGCGCTGGCAAGGTAACGGGTTCCGACTATGTTATTTTTATTTGTCCTCACTGCGATCACCGCAACAATCGTTGCATCTATGACGCGGATTACGCTCATCGTGGCGTATTAGCCTACAAGTGCAGGATGTGCCGCGGAGATGTTGAAGTCAGCCGTCTCAAGGCCGATCTGAAGAAAGATTACGGTCGGCCGCTAATTGTCAGTCCAGAAGAATTCCAAAGGGAGCAAAAAAAGAATGCCAGGAGCGCAGATAGCCCAGTTCGCGACCGCTAACGTCGGGAGCTCTCACCCCTACGATCTGCTCGAATTCAGAGTTGATCTGACCGAAGATCAGATTAAGCAGCGCCGCCAGGACTGGTGTAATGCTTCCTTCGAGGAAGCCCAGAACTGGCTGATGCGCTCTGAAGAAGCTGTTGAAGTCGATAACTACATTAGTTATCTCATGGGCAAGCAATGGCCAACGAAGCGGCCATCCTATAAGGCAGCCCCTGTCAATAATCTCTTGCTCCGCAGCATGGAGCAAACCATCGCAACCCTAACCGATATCCGGACCGCTTACGAGGTAGTCAGCGAGAACAAAATCTGGGACGAACAAGCCCAAATGCTGACAAAAACCGCAAAGTCCTGGTGGGTCAATCAGAACATTGATCTTCAGTTGGGCATGGCAGTTATTCACGCCTACATCACGACTGGGTTTCTCAGAATCGTCTGGAACTCAAGGCTCTACAACGGCAAGGGCGATTTTCAGGTCATCCCCGAAAATATAAACGCGATCCTTCCCATTGGCCAGCCCACCATGGATTTGCAGGACTGGGAAGGCGTCATATACACGAGCGCTCGCCCCTTAGCTTGGTTCAAGAGAAAATACCCTGATGCCTGGTACAAGGTAAGACCCACCCAACAACTTTCTACCTACACAAAAAATATCGCCAAGCCAGCCTTTATCGGGAAAACAGCCTTCAACATGCTCTCGCCGCAGATGCAGCGTGCTTTAGGTGGTCGTCCACAGTACGGTGAGAGCGTCGTGGCACAGGCTAAGTATACCGAATTTTGGCTCCAGGACTACTCTCTCAACATCTCGAAGAACGATATCCGGATGGGCCTCGAGAAGAGCAACTGGTTTTACATCGTCAAGCCGGGTGAAAGGCTTTATCCCCGCGGGCGCCTGATCATCACTGGTGGAGAAGATTTCCAGACGATGTATGACGGCCCGAATTTTCACTGGCACGGTCGCTATCCATTTATCTGCATTCGGCTCAAGCCCGTTCCCTGGCAATTCCACGGTGTTTCGGAACTGCGCACCAAGATCCCGCTACAAAATATTGTCAATCACATTTTAGCCGGGGTCCTCGACATGGTGAAGAAGGCGATTAACCCGCCGTTGCTATTCCCCTCAAACGCCTTCAGTACGTCGATCCAACAGTCGATGGACCCATCGATGCCAAATTCAAAACTGGCCTACAGCCCCCAATCCGTTAGTCCTCCTGCATACGCCAGGCCTCCTGAACTGCCGAGCTGGATCTTCAACACGATGCAGTACGCGGAGCAGTCCTTACAGGATGATTCCGGCTTGCTCGACCTTCCTGGCATGGCCCGCAAGAAAGTCTCTCCGGCTGGCGACACACTTTCGCAGCTCAAGGAGAACCAGCAGACCATCATGCGCCTGCGCGGCCGTCACATGGAATATGCGATCGCGGAGCTGGGCGAGCAGATGACGACAAATTTCCTACAATTCTACACATTGAGCAGAAGGATGATGCTCAACGGGATTCAGGGAGTGACGCCCCAGGATGTGTTCGACTGGAACCCTGAAACTATGGTTCCGGCTGGGGTTCCGCCAGACCAGTACGTTAGAAACTACAGTTTCAAAGTAACTCCGGGCAGTCTTCTTAACACGAATCGACAGGAGCTCTCTATGCTGGCGATGGCTTTACGGCGCCAGGGTGATATGAGCCGGAAGACACTTTTTGAGATGCTGGATATGGGTCCGCTCTACGACAAGGTGATGCGCGAGCTCGACGAAGAAAAACAGAGATCCCTGCAAGAGGCTGTTATCCAAGCGCTCATGCAGGCTGTTCCAGCGCTCGGTCAAATGTTGGGCGGTGGTGGTGGTGGAGCTGGCGGTGGCCCAGGTGGCCCAAAAGGATTGCCACCAAAGGGCGGTCAACCTCCAGAAGGTGGGGGAAAAGGCTCACAAAACCCAGGCAATCTAATTAAACAGGAAGGTTGAAAAATAGATTTGTTGGTAAATTTAAAAATAGTGTTGTATATTCGCGGCAAAATTTGGAGAATAGGAAATGGCCAAATCGAAAGCAGTTAAAGGTGCAGTCCAGATGAGCCCGCCAATGGGTATCTCTCCCATGGATAAGAAGCGCGACGAGGAATGGAAAACGCGGGACGACGTTGATACTCTTTTGAAGCATGCCGAGCTCAGGGGTGACAAAAAGCGTCACTCGCGGGCTGTCGGTCGGTTACACATGGCTGCTCGGATTAACCCGAGAGGGAGGTAACTTTGGCGAGCCTGCTAACAAAGAATAAAGAAATGGTCGATTCCATGACCTCTGCTGATGAGGCGAAGCCCGTTGTTACGCCAAAACCAGAAGGACGAATTGAAAAATTTGCGCGTATCAATAGCGAGGCATCGACAAGGGCGAGCGATCTAAAGCTTCAAAACGATTACCGGCAGAAAAAGGGACTGGACGAATATAACCGGCCGATCAGGAAAGTAGTAGTGAGAACCAGCGGGAGATAGTTATGTCCGCAGTTTCTGCAAAGCAGTACGGATTCATGCAGGCCCACGCTCATGGCACATCGACTACAGGGGACGGTCCATCCGCAGAGGTTGCCAGGGAGTTTATCGAAAAGACGCCCCCTGCAAAACGGTCAGAGTATGCCAGGGTTCTTGCGAAGAGACGAAAAGGTCGCGGGCATGGGCGATCCGGAGGCAGGTTATGAACGGTGATGTTGGTGGTGGAGACGTAGGCGGAGCTGCCCCGGCTGCCCCGGCACCAGGTGGCCCCTCAACTCAAAGTAAGCCGACGATCTGGTCGAAGGCTGATAAAAAGATTGGAAGCAAAAGGTTCTCCTGGCGACGTAAGGCCAAAAGAGGAGGAAAGCGCTAATGCCCGGCGGAATTTTTAGTACCGGAATGGGAGTAGGTGGTGAGGTCGCCGGCGGGAAAAGATCCGCGATCGGTGGCAAGAGGGGATTTCGTAGCTTCACCAGTCAGAAACTTTCGACCCAAAGGCTTTTTACCGGGAGTTCTCGAGGCAAACCGCCCCGCAGGATCTCCGGAATTAGGAGTAGATCACGATGAAGAGCACCTGCAAAACTGGTAAGAGAACTACCAGAAAGGGATCACGAAAATGAAAAAATCAGCCAAGCCGTTCGGAGGGAAGGAATCTGCTGCTGAAGAATCAGCCGAGACCAAGCAAGAAGAGAAGCGCGAGGGTGAGTCCGATCGAAAGAAAGGCCGCGGCAAGATGCGCAAATCTTTCAGAGCTTCAGGCCGTTATTAACTGAGACGATTCAATGGCTGAAAATGTTCCAATGCCAAAGGGTGAGTTGATTGAGGAGCACAAGGAGCTGGTTAAGACGTTGCGCTCTCGCAACCCAGAGAAATTGGAGATCGAAGCCAAAAAACAGAATCGAGAATTGCACCGGTACAAAGCAACCCAGCGTAAACCCAGTGGACGATGAAAAAATGTAGAGCTAAATCTTTTCAAACCAAAATTTAACAAGAGTTGCTGGCGGTCGACGGACTGCTGGTAAATCCCCCAATCCCAAGAGTTAAACGGGCTGTTCT